TGAAGTTAAAGTCTATACGGAGTTTGGAAAACTATATGTCGAAGGCAAAAAAGAAGAATCAGAAGATGTTGGAGAATTTGTCTATAAAGGATTGGCCCAACGTTCCTTTGAACGAGTCTGGACGATCACCGACGATACAGAGATTGGATCCGTCAGCTTTGAAGATGGACTCTTAACTGTTAATTTAAATAAGATAGTTCCTGAGCATCATGCTCGTAAGGACTACATATAAATAATCATGAGTTCGAGATGGAATCGAGGGCCGCCAACTTAGTTGACTGTCCTCTTTTTTTATGCTATACTATTTTTAACCGATAAAAACAATGTCTATAAAACTTGCTATATTAAAGTCTGGTGAACATGTAATATCAGACGTAAAAGAATTAGTTGCTGATGAGAAACTACATGGTTATCTTTTTCAAAATGCTTATACCATAGATTCTAGAGCACCTGAGTTTTTAACAGAAGAACAACAAGAATCAGGTGTCCATGACATTGAAGTGTTATTGAAACCATGGCTTATATTTTCTGAAGAGAGAAAGATACCTGTTAGAGCTGATTGGTTAGTTACTATTGTAGAACCCGTACCAAAAATTAAAGAACTTTACGAGGAAAGAATAAATGTCGATAAAAATTTTAGTTCTGATGAACAATCAGAAACTGATAACACAAATAGAGGAAGTATCAACTGAATTGGGAGAACCTGATTGTAAACTAATTGATCCATATCTTATTGGTAAAGATGATACTCTTACTCAATGGTTAATTGATGTTAGCAATCAACGTGAAATTATGTTATCATCAGATAAGATATTAACCCTTGTTGATCCTAAGGATACTCTACTTAAAAAGTACGAAAGACTTATTAAATAATGCGATTCTATACAAACGTTCAGATGGTTGGAGACAACTTCTTGGTTCGTGGTTACGAAGATGGAAAACATTTTGCGACCAGAGAGAAGTTCTATCCAACCCTTTTTGTGTCTTCTAATAAAAAGACAAAGTATAAAACTTTAGAAGGTGACTATGTTGAAGCAGTCAAGCCTGGAACTGTGCGTGAAAGTAGAGACTTCATAAAGAAGTATGATGGTGTAGAAGGGTTTAAAGTTTTTGGTAATGAGAGATTCATATATCAGTATATTTCTGATAAGTATCCAGAGGAAGAAGTAAAGTTTGATATAAACAAGATTAAAATATCCACACTTGATATTGAGGTAAAGTCAGAGAATGGTTTCCCTGATGTAGAATCTGCTGCAGAAGAAATACTATTGATCAGTCTTCAAGATTATAATACTAAACAGATTCGTACATGGGGTCTAGGAACGTTTGATAATAAACAAGAGAATGTAATATACAAATCATTCAAGACTGAATATGAACTCTTGCTTGATTTTATTAATTGGTGGATGGTAGAAACTAATACTCCAGAAGTTGTGACTGGATGGAACAGTGAGTTGTATGATATTCCATACTTAACTAGAAGACTTGATCGTGTTCTTGGTCAAAAACTTATGAGAAGAATGTCTCCATGGGGATTGGTGACTGAAAGGGAAATTCATATTATGGGACGTAAACAAATTTCTTATGATATTGGTGGTGTTACTCAGTTAGACTATTTGAATCTTTATAAGAAGTTTACTTATAAGGCACAAGAGTCATATCGTTTGGATTATATTGCTAGTGTAGAATTGGGACAGAAGAAACTTGATCACTCTGAGTTTGATACGTTTAAGGACTTCTATACAAATGGTTGGCAGAAGTTTGTAGAATACAACATCATTGACGTTGAACTTGTTGACCGTATGGAAGACAAGATGAAATTGATTGAACTAGCAATAGTTATGGCTTATGATGCTAAGGCAAACTATGCTGATGTATTCTCTCAGGTTCGTATGTGGGACACCATAATTTATAACTATTTGAAGAAGAGGAATGTTGTTATTCCTCCTAAAGAACAAACTGATAAAGACGCAAAATACGCAGGTGCTTATGTTAAAGAACCGATACCAGGTAAGTATGATTGGGTGGTTAGTTTTGACCTCAACAGTCTGTACCCTCATCTCATTATGCAGTATAATATATCGCCAGAAACCCTCATTGAAACAAGACACCCATCAGTTACCGTTGATCGAATACTCGATGAAACAGAGACTATAGAAGGTGAATATGCTGTTTGTGCAAATGGTGCAAGGTATCGTAAGGACGTTCGAGGTTTCTTACCAGAATTGATGGAGAAGATCTATAAAGATCGAACCATTTATAAAAAGAAAATGATATTAGCAAAGCAGGATTATGAAAAGAGGAAGTCTAAAAAGTTAGAGAAGGAGATTGCTAGATGCAATAACATTCAGATGGCTAGGAAGATACAACTTAACTCTGCCTATGGTGCGATTGGTAATCAATACTTCCGCTATTATAAACTAGCAAATGCGGAGGCAATTACCTTATCAGGTCAAGTATCTATTCGTTGGATAGAGAACCGCATGAATAGGTACTTAAATAAAATATTAAAAACGGAGAATGAAGATTATGTTATTGCTTCAGATACTGATTCCATCTATCTTAATCTTGGGCCTTTGGTGGAGGTCATATACAAAGATCGAGAAAAGGATGCTGCGAGCATTTGTTCGTTCCTTAATAAGATCTGTGAGGTGGAATTTGAAAAATATATTGAGGGTTCTTATGAAACGTTGGCGAAGTACGTAAACGCTTACGATAATAAGATGGTAATGAAGAGGGAGAACATTGCTGATAGAGGTATATGGACTGCTAAGAAAAGATACATCTTAAATGTATGGGATAGTGAGGGTGTAAGATATGAAGAACCTAAACTAAAAATGATGGGTATTGAGGCAGTCAAGTCATCAACTCCTGCACCTTGTCGTACAATGATTAAAGATGCATTGAAGATAATGATGAATGGAACAGAAGATGAAGTGATTGATTACATTGATGGATGTCGTAAGCAATTCAAAACATTACCACCAGAAGAGATTGCATTTCCTAGAACAGCATCTAATGTCCGTAAGTATCAGGCATCTTCTACGATATATGCGAAAGGAACTCCTATACATATACGTGGTGCCTTATTGTTCAACCACTATGTTAAACAGAAAAAGTTGACTAATAAATATTCACTTATCGGTAATGGAGAGAAAGTCAAGTTCCTCTATCTAAAGAAACCGAATATTATACAGGAGAATGTGGTATCCTTTATTCAAGATTTTCCTAATGAACTTGGTCTTGACAAATACATCGACTATGACCTACAATTTGAGAAGAGTTTTGTAGAACCCCTCAGAGCAATTCTTGATGCAATTGGTTGGAATGTAGAAAAAACTGTAACGTTAGAATCATTTTTCTCTTAATGGAATTACCTATCACACATAAAGATTTAGATACTATTGTAAGAGCATTGTCTCTGGGTGGTGATACTAGACTATATCATGTTTTAAAAAATTATAGACACGATTTAAAAGTAGAGAGGACTGAGGAATACGAATGTGATATCTAATTCAATCGCACTCGTAATTGCTCTTCCTCAAGAAGCTGAAGGGATAACTGATTATCCAGTTTACTTTAGTGGATGTGGTAAAGTTAATGCAACTATTGCTACAATGAAAGCAATTCATGATGGACATGATTACATTATAAATTTTGGTACTGCAGGTGCTGTATCTCCTATTTCGGGTCTAGTTGAAATAACTGGATATGTTGATAGAGATATGGATGCAAGACCAATTAAATGTAAGCTTGGACAAACACCCTTTGAAGATGGTATAATACTAGGTGAAGAGGGGATAGTATGTGGAACAGGTGATAAGTTCGCTACTAGCACACCAGAAATTGAGTGTGATATAGTGGACATGGAATCCTATGCCATTGCTAAAACTTGTATGAAACAAGGAGTAAAGTTCCGAAGTTTTAAATACATATCTGATAATGCTGATGAGAACTCAGCATCTGATTGGGAAGAAAATGTTCACAAAGGTAATGAACTATTCCAAAAACTACTTAATGAAATAAAAAATTATGGACTTTCTTAAAGAAATTGTAAAAGAAATTGGTGATGAGTACACCCAAATAGCAGCAGACATAGATGAGACAGAAAGATACGTGGATACAGGAAGTCATATCTTTAATGCAGTTGTTAGCGGTTCCATTTATGGCGGTGTTTCTAGTAATAAGATTACTGCCATTGCTGGTGAGACTAGTACTGGAAAAACTTATTTTTCCTTGGCTATTGTCAAAAACTTTCTGGATAATAATCCTGATGGGTATTGTCTCTATTTTGATACTGAAGCCGCAGTTAATAAAGGATTACTTGAGTCTCGTGGTCTTGACTTAACACGTACAGTTGTAGTAAATGTCGTTACTATAGAAGAATTTAGAACAAAGGCACTTAAGGCAGTTGCTAAATATCTAGAAATGCCTATGGATGAACGCAAACCTTGTATGTTTGTGTTAGACTCTTTAGGTATGCTTTCCACAGAGAAAGAAATAAGAGATGCATTAGATGATAAACAAGTCAGAGATATGACCAAATCTCAACTTGTAAAGGGAGCTTTTAGAATGCTTACTCTTAAACTTGGTCAAGCAGATATTCCCCTTATAGTTACAAATCACACCTATGATGTCATCGGATCTTATGTCCCAACTAAAGAAATGGGAGGCGGTAGTGGTCTCAAGTATGCCGCGTCTACAATCATTTATCTTTCAAAGAAAAAAGAAAAGGATAAGACGGAAGTTGTTGGTAACATTATTAAAGCTAAGACGGTTAAATCTCGCTTAAGTAGAGAGAACAAAACTGCAGAAATACGTTTGTATTTTGATGAGAGAGGACTTGATCGTTATTACGGTCTTCTTGAATTAGGAGAGATTGGGGGCCTGTGGAAGAATGTAGCAGGTAGATATGAGATGGATGGAAAGAAAGTATATGCGAAACAAATCTACGCAAACCCCACAGATTACTTTACTGATGATATAATGAAAAAACTTGATGCTATAGCACAGCAAAATTTTAGTTATGGAACGAATTGAGACTACTATTCTCAAGAATCTAATTTACAATGAAGAATACTCACGTAAAGTAATTCCTTTTATTAAACCAGAATATTTTGAACAAAGATCTGAAAAGGTTATTTTTGAAGAGGTAACTAACTTTATTGTAAAGTATGGTTCTGCTATTACTATTGAAGCCTTAAATATTGAGACTGAAAATAGAACAGACCTTACAGAGAATGAGATAAAAGAA